GGCGTTGAACGAAGTCCGCAACTTTACCGGCACCGATGAGGAAGCACGGGAAAAGGCATCTGCGCCAATCCTTGCGGCGTTGAAGCGTTCGGAAGACGCGTTTCGCGAGTGGGACGCCACCTGCCACATGATCGATGACGTGTATTCCAAGCACGGTGCATCTTATGAAAGCCTGATGACCTCTTATGGTGGTGAGGCATGGCAGGACGCGCAGATGGACCTGTTCTGGTCCTCGTCCGAAGTCCTGAAGCCCGCTATCTACGCCAAGCCCCCACAGCCCGCTATCTCGCCCATCTTCAAGGATGGTGGCGCGGTCAAGACAACCACTGCCGAATTGCTGGAACGCGCTGCGGTGTCGACGTTCAAGAACAGCGGCATTGACGAGGTAATGCAAAGCACGCGCGACGACCTGATCTTTTCGGGTCGCGGTGTCATGTGGCTGCGTTACGAAACAGACGGCGGCAAGAAGGTTTGTGTCGAGCATCTGGACCGCGACGACTTCCTGCACGATGTAGCGCGCAAGTGGTCTGGTGTTGGCTGGGTTGCTGGCGGGTTCTGGATGAGCCGCGACGAGATCAAGAAACGGTTCAAGGACATTACCGATGAGCAGATTGACGAGATCAAGTTTCTTGAGCGCCGCGATGAAGATAACAGCGACGAAAAGTCCATGTCTGCTAAGGCCAAGGTCTGGGAGGTCTGGCACAAGGCGAACAACCGGGTATATTGGGTAACGGAGGGGCTGGACGTTTACCTTGACGACAGCGAGCCGCACCTCAAGTTGAATGACTTCTTCCCCTGCCCGCGCCCTGCTTACGGCACGCTGCGCAGGCGTTCGCTTATTCCTGTGCCCGACTTCGAACGCTATGCGGGGATGTTCTCCAAGATCAACACGCTGACCAGCCGCATTTACCTGCTGCTTGATCAGGTGCGGATGAAGGGCATTATTCCGGGCGGTGGTGATGTGGCGACAGCCATTGAAACGCTGATGAAGTCGGATGACGACAGCATTCTGATTGCGGTGCCTGGGGCTGCATTGATGGAAGGCACAGCTGCGGTTGTCTGGATGCCGCTTGACCAGATCGCTAACGCTATCACGGGATTGATCGAAGCCCGCCGCCAGTTGATTGAAGACTTCTACCAGCTTTCCGGCATATCGGACATCATGCGCGGGGCTACCGAGGCAGAGGAAACCTTGGGCGCGCAGCAGATGAAGGCGCAGTATGGCTCGGTGCGTGTGCGCTGCAAGATCGATGAAATGCAGCGTCTGGCGGCTGACGCGGTAAAGATCGCATCGGAGATACTGGCCGAAAAGTTCGACGGCGATACCCTGCTTGAAATGTCGCAGATGGACTTGCCAACGCGCGCTGACATCAAGAAGCGCATCAAGGAAATCGAGAACGCTGCCGAGCAGGAAATGAAGGCGCTTGGCGACAAGGCCGAGCAGATGGCGGGGCAAGTCGAGGATCCGCAGCAGGCGCAGGCAATGTTCCAGCAGGAACAACAGGCGATTTACCAGAAATATGCGCCGATGCTGGAGGAAGCGGAAAACCTCGTTCCGATTGACGACGTGGTGGACCTCCTGCGCGATGACAAGGCGCGCTCGTTTGCTTTCGAGATTGAGACAGATAGCACGATCCTGACTGATGAACTGGCGGAAAAGCAGGCACGTGCCGAGTTCATCACGGCGTTCAATGGTGCAGCGCAGGGGCTTATGTCGATTGCCAGCATGGGTGAACCGGGGGCAAAACTTGCCGGTGAAATGCTCAAGTTCTCGCTGGCTCCGTATCGCGTGGGCCGTCAGATGAATGCGGCTATCGATGAGTTCGTCAAGCAGGCCCCTGCCATGATTGCATCGCAGCAGGGTGAAGATCAGGGTGTTGAGGCACTGGCTGAAGCGGAAATGGAGAAAGCCAAGGCCCAGATGGCCAAGGTCGAAGCCGATAGCGCACTGAAACAAGCAGAGAACCAGCGCAAGTTTGCCGAACTGCAGGTGAAGGCACAGAAGGATCAGGCAGAAGCAGCCGCCAAGATGGCTAAGCTTGAACAAGACGCCAATGCCAACGCCGTCAAGGCACAGGAAGCCATGGCCAAGGTCGACCTTCTACGGGCACAGACGATGAAGGCAATGGCCGAGGCGGGTATAGCTATAGACACGGCACAACTGGATGAGTTCAAGTCTCTGGCCGACATCGACATCAAGCGCAGCCAGGAACAGCGCGCGGCGGTGAATGATGCACGACAGGCGGCACGGGCAGACCGGCAGGAAGTGCGCGAAGTCATGGCCCCTGCCGAGCAGGAAGAGGACGAAGACTGATGGCTGGCTTTCCTGTGACCATTGTCGACAGCGGCGGTTATCCCGTGACGTATGTTCCTGCCGACAGAACGCCCACTGCTGCACCTCCCGCTAACGTGGTCGAGAGTGGCGGGCTACCGATTACGATTGTGGAATCTGGCGGCATTCCCCTGAGTTTAATTGGCTATACCCCGCCCGAATAAGGAGACTTGATAATGGCTGATGCAAACCGTCTGATTGGTCTGGGTATTCCCGAACCGACAGCAAACGAAATGGCTGCGCAGATCGAAGCGCAGGAAGGCAATGCCGACCGCCTCAAGGGCGTTGGTGTGGTTCCTGAACTGGCGACCGAACTGGCGGGACAGATCGACGCTGAAGGCACGACCAACGCGCCCAAGCTTGTCACGTTGTCCATGATCCCTGACATCGCTGTTGAGGTGGTGGCGCAGATCGAGGGCGATAGGGCCTAAGTATGTCGGCGGCTGATCGCCTTGCCGAGCTAGGTCTCCCACCCGAACTGGCTGCTATCATGTCTGGTGGGCAGGGTTCTAAAGGCGATCCCGGCCCTCAAGGGCCAGCGGGCGAGATTGGTGCTGCTGGCCCCAAGGGGGACACAGGAGACGTTGGCCCACAAGGACTAAAGGGTGACAAGGGAGATACGGGCGCGCAGGGCATTCAGGGCGCTACAGGTGCGCAGGGACCGGCAGGTGCGGATGGTGTAGGCGGCGATAGCTGGAATTACATCAAGCTGGCCAGTGACGTGACGACCGACCAGACAAGCGCAACCGATACTGCGCTAACGTTTACCCCGCCGATCAACAGCGTGGTTATATTCGAGAGCCAGATGCTTCTGCGCTCCACGATCACGACAACGGGTGTGCGGCCCGGCCTGAAGCCTGTCAGCAACGCGGTAGACTTCATTGCATCCATGGAGGTGGCGACAGGCGCAACGGCGTCGACGCGGCGATTCTGGGGTGCGAACAGCAGTTCAAACGTGGCAACAACTTCAGCACCGAGCGCAACCGATAGCTGGTTTGGTTGTGCATGGGGCACGATTATCACGGGTGCTACAGTGGCTAGTCCTTTGATCGTTACCCTATCCAGTGAAATTGCGGCTTCGGCGGTGACGATGCGCGCCGGAAGCTGGATGCGCTGGAAGGCGATTTAACAGGCTTGGGCAGGGAAAAAGGAGAAAGACTATGACTACCAAGAAAGAGCAGGAAAAGATCGATAAGGACGACAACGGCCTTGCTGATCGTATGAAGACGATGGATCCACGCTTCGATGAGAAGGGCAATGAAGTCGAAACCGAAAAGAAGGAAGGCCAGACCTCGACTGCGAGCAAGTCGAAGTAATGCCTCTTTACGATTTCCGATGCGAGAATGAACACCGCTTTGAGCGGTTCGTCTCGCTTGCGTCCTTCGGGGATCGTCAGACATGCGAGTGCGGGGCTGGTGCTACACGACTTATCAGCGCGCCTAGAGTGATTTCGGACAGCATGGAGCCGACACTCGGGCCTGATGGGAAGATGCACACCAGTCTCGCCTCGTATCGTCATTCCTGCACTGCCGAGGGCAACCCGCAGGGCGAGACATATCTAGAGCTTGGGCGGGAAGAATTGCCTGAGTTCAAAGCGCCGGAATTCGACCGACGCAAGAGGCGTGAAGACATCCGCGCCGGGATCCAGGATGTCAAAGAGGGCCGCGTTCCGCCCGTTGTTGTAGGGGATCTACCATGACTGAATTAGCCGAAGCAGAAAGCAACTCGACAGTTCTTGAAGAAAACGTGCCTGCGGGTGTGTCAGGTGGCGGTGAGCCTAAGATTGAGGCTGAAGAGTCGACATCGTTGCGTGATACGCTTGCCGACGAACTCAAGAAGGATGCTGAAAGCCAGAAGGAGCCTGCCAAGGATGACGCCGACGCCGCCAAGGGAGCCGATGGGGACGAAGATGGCGAGGCCGAAGGAAAGGCGGACAAGGCCGATAAAGACGACGCCAAACCCAAGGAAAAGGCAGAGGACGAGGTAAAGCCTGCCAAGGAGCGGGCTGAAGACGGCAAGTTCAAGGCGAAAGAAGCCAAAGAAGCCAAGGAAGCGGAAGACAAGCCCGCTGGCCATTACCAGGCACCTGAGAAATTCCTGCCCGACGCGCGGGAAAAGTGGCTCAACGTGCCCAAGCCGGTGCAACGCGACATCGACAACATGGCGCGCGAGCATGAAGCCGAAGTGACGCAGCTTCGTGAAGCCACGCAGCGGTATGAGAGCATACGCCAGTTCGATGAGTTGGCGCAAAGCAATGGCCGCGACCTGACCGAAAGCCTGACGAAGCTCAACGAGATTGAGAACGTCATGCAGCAGAACCCCTATGCGGGTTTGAACCTGATCCTGCAGGAAATCGGGCCGCGCAAGCCTGACGGTTCGCCTGTGTCGCTTTACGAGGTGGCGCAGTTCGTGGCGCAGCAGGGGCCGGACAAGTGGCAGCAGATGGTATCGGTGCAGCCGCAACAGCAGCAGCTACAGGAAAATCCCGAAGTTGCGCAGTTGAAGCAGCAGATCGCGCAGATGCAGGTCCAGCAGACCGCGCAAAGCGTGATCGAGCCGTTCAAGGCAGAACATCCCCGTTACGATGAATTGAAGGGGGATATTGCAATGTTCCTGAAGTCTGGTAGGATACCAGCTAGCTTGAGCGCGGCAGACCGTTTGGAGGCTGCTTATTACATGGCTGAGAGGTTGAACCCTCCTTCCAATGTGCAGGACGCCCCGACGAAGCCAAGCCCTGACGCAGACCGCCGCGTTGACGACCTCAGCGGCACGAAATCCATCAAGTCCGCGCCGGGTTCTGCATCTCCTGATATGGCTCCTCAGCGCGGTGGTTCCATCGCCGACATTCTTCGCGAAGAAGCACGAAGATCACGTCGAGCATAATTGAGGGGTAGCGCAATGGCTATCGTTTCAGATCGTAACTACGGGCAGATTCTGACTGCCTCCGTTGCTCGTCGTTCGTCCGACGTGCAGAATATCGTTTACAACTCCACTCCCCTGACGGCGATCCTTAAGGACATGGGGAAGATCAAGCAGAAGCGCGCGGGC